AATTTGAGCTTGGTTCATATCATTTACAAGACTGTCAGGATCTATGTCCTGAGAGATCGCTAACTCTTTTAACAGATTTGGTATCTTTATAAATGGAGCTAACATAGGATTAGAAACTGTTTGCAATAAAGCAGTAAGTCTTTGAGAACGTACTTCTTTTTGCATTACAGATGCTACACCTCTAGGTTTAATTTCTAAGTCACCCACTATGTCTGGGTTATCTTCATTAAACTGCATATTCCATTGAAATAAAGATTCTCCAAGGGGTTTTAAGAGATAGTCATCTATGTTTTTAATCACAGTCTTTATAGATAATCCAGCTGATCCTAACAACATTGATAGGCCAGCTGCTGTTCTGCCCGTTCCTGTAACGCCTGTCTGCCCGTGCATAATACTGGGTATACCAGTCTCTTCATCAGCCAACTGTCTAGCTTTATCATACATCTGTATGTTTTCACCTGCGGTATTAGGGAACTTAATACCATTCACTGCGGTTCCTGTAACGCCAGACTGTCTTCTGAATATCTTACCCGGAAATATATCGTAGTTCTGTCCGGGAACTAATGATGTCTCATCAACATCAAAAACCATGTTACCTGCTAACGACAGGTTGTCTATTGCCATACGAACATGTCCGTTCATTAACAACTGAGCATCTTCCATGTTCTCTGGAATACCAATACCCCAGATTTGATATGGACTTATTTCGTATGGGAACACTTGGAAAGGCATACGCATAGGTATGAAAGGATTTAGTACAGCTCTTAGTACTTGTCCTCCAGATATCCAAATGTTTGCTTGTACTTGATCTAGTGAGTCTACTCCAGAAGTGTCTACTCCTACCTGTTCTAAAAAGGTAGCATCCACACAGCCCCAATACTCTAATACTTCAAACCTATCGTATGTACTTGTCTGTGTTTGTTCTTCATCTCTTATAATACTTTCATAATACTTATCTTGATAGTTACCACCGCCTGCTAACACTTCACGGATAGCATTTTCATTAAACATAGGCATGTCTATCAAACCTCTAAGCTGTGTTCTAGTCATCTTATGTCTTTGTATTACATAATCACAGTCTTCTATATTTGTTGCTACTGGATCTGTATATAAATCCCAACAAGATACAGATTCTACTTTAGGTATGTCTTTATAGTACGGTGTATACTGTTTCTCCACACCTTCTTCAGCCTTTTCCCATTTGTGTATAGTCTTTGTATGTGTAAACGGGCCTTTTACTATGCCTGTACCTAATAGTACTGATTCAAATATTGCATTTCTTAAATTGGTCACAGCATTGGTGTTAGTAAGTTGATCGTGTATTACCCTCTCCATTCTTAAAGCTGCTTCCTGTGCAGGGGATATTTGTGGTTCACCTACTCTTGCTTTTCCTTCTATAATCGGTGCACCTTCAAACTCTGGTGCTAAACCTCCTAGATAGTCTAAGTTATTTCCAGTTGCTTCTAGAGAACCCGGTGGCATGTCTCTACCGTCACCTTTATAACCAAAAGGATCTGATGGAGATACCTTATCTAATGGTGTTTCCATATGAGCAAACTTTGCTATTCCTTCAGGTTCTGGTGTAGCCTCTACAGTAAGTGGAAATTTCTTATTAGCAAATAAGATATCTACAATCTGTCCGTAGGCAGCAAGAACTTTAGTCTTGGTTATCTTTATAAATACTTTTGATTTCTCAGTTGTTGTATACTGAGTAGTGCTATCATAAATACCACGAAAGTTTTTATAAGCCTTTAACCATCTTAACCATCTCTCTTCGTGTACTTGCCTACCGTCTTCTGCTTCCCTTTGTTTCTCTTGTATATATCCAACAAGACCGGGAGCGTCAGCGGCCATATCTTCAGATGCGTCTATAGGTTGATCCATAATCTATCCTAAGTTTATTATACTTTTGGTGTCTGTCCCATGATGTAACCAGCCTGTTTCATATGCTCGCTACCAGAAGCTGATTTAGAATCTTCAGTCTGCTTGAATGCTCCTGAATTTTCTCCCATTAACATAGGGTCTAACTTTTCTCTAAAAAGTTTTTCACCTACTTCACTCATCGCTCCTTGTTTACTCATTTGGCCCATAATGTAGCCTGATTTGTATGCACTTTTATTACCGTATGGCATGTTTAGTCTCCTTTTTTTATTGTTAAAATTAAAATCCTAGTTCTCCTAGTTCTTTGTTAACCTTAGTCATAGGATCTCCATCTCCCAAGGCTCGGTTTCTTGGCGATTTTAAATTATCTTGTTCTACTTGTAATTCAGCATCGGCCATAGCTTCCGTATCTTCTTTTATTTTTCTTTTTCTCTGCTCTTCTTCGTTAAATTTTCTAACTTCTGGATCTAGATCAGGCATCATACTTGCTATCTCTCCTCTACCTTCTAGTGTAGTTTGAGGAAATAGTACTTTACCTACACCTTTTGCAACTTTACCAGCATATTTTACAGGTTTTATAAATCTTCCCCCTACTCCTTGTATAATAGCACCAGCAGCAGCAGATCCTATTTTACCTAAATTGCTTTGTCTATCAGGCATTAAATCCATAATTTGTTCACCGGCATCTGAAACAAAAGTTGTTGTTTCATTAACAAAATCATCTAACATAGTTCTTTCCATTTTATTGGTAAATAATTTAGCTATGTCTTCTGGTTTAGAAAGATCTAAATTATTATCTTTAACTATTTTATCTATCTTACTATCTACATCCGGATCAGAATTATCTATTATGGAATTTATATTTTCTTGTTTTAAAGAAGTTTTTTTTGTTACTTTTCCATCCAGTGTGTCTATTGCTTTTTGTCTAGCTTTCTCTTCACTGTCTCCCTGTTCTTTAAATATATCTGTAAGTTTATTTATATCATCTTGTTTTTCTTTTACATCATCTATTATTTTTTTTCTTAAACTTTTTTGTCTGTCTACTTTTTTTTCTACCTTAGTATCTTCTCTCTGTTCTGCTATATCTACATCGTCTATTTTAGAAACAGGAACAGATGCTACAGGTTCATTAGCTAACAATTTTAACCTAGCTTCTTTAGGCATCCATGATAAAAAAGTTCTACCTGTTATTAAAAATTTTGATTTAGGGAACTTTTGTTCTTCTACATATTCTGCAAGACCTTCAGGAACTTCTAAATCATTATTATTTAAAAAATCTACTAAGTTATTAGATCCTGAAAAAGCTATAAATCTATTGTCTACAAATTCTCCAATGTGATTAATAGCCCCTTCTCTATCGTTAACACTTGAATAAGCATTCTCTGTCTTAGTATCAGCAATACCTTGTAAAATATTTATGATACCTTTATAAAATTGTCCAGAAAATTCCTGTATACCTTCAGATGCCAAATATCTCCCTTTTGCAAGTTTACGAAGAAGTGCTCGTGAGGGGTCTCCAGATTCGGCTACTTCTTTTCCAGTTACATAAGTTTCTATAGACCCTGCTCCATATTTGGCTTTTAAACCATCTGTAACTATATTATCTACAGCATCTGCAGAAGGAAATAAAAGACCGGAAGTTCTGCCTTCTTGTTCTGCTATTTTCAAAGCATTGTAAATTAATGTTTTACCTAAAACAGTAAAATTTACTGCTTTATATCCTTGTTTTAATTCCCAACCAGAAGCATGTAAATTATATTTAGTTCCGTATGTAGAGCCTTCTCCCACCGTACCTTCAGACTTTAAAAAGTTTTCTATTTTTAAACCTTTAGTTTCCTGTGCTCTATGTCCTGTTAAATTCATATACTGAGCAGTTATTCTACTCAAAGGATTATTAATGCCTTTTTCTATTTCTCTTAAAGTAGCATATATATCATTAGGAAGATCTACTACTTTCCTACCTCTTCCAGTACCTGTACCTGTTTGTCTTTTTACTTTCCTACCTGTTCTAGTACCAAAAAATTCTGTAAAGTATCTTTCGTTTGTATCATACCCTGAATATTTTGTAATTTGATCAAATACAGTTTCTAAACCAGTTCCATAACTAAATTTTTGTTCTTTTATTTTTTTAGCTACATACTCTAAATTAGATGGTTTTTTAAATTCTTCAATTGGCATATCTAATACAGACGTTTTATCAGGTAGTTTTAAATTTTCCCAGTTATTAAGATATGAACTGAAGGCATTAATAGCACCAGACTTCCACGGATCAGCACCTTCACTTTTTAATACTTTTGGACTATTTTCTATAAGTTTTTTTATAGCACTATTAATAGTTTTACTATTTAAATTTACTTTTTCTTCTCCTTCAGCAAGTACGCCTCTGGTAGCTATTGCTTCAAGAATTACGTCTCTTATTTTTGTTTTACCCGTTGCCATAATTAATACCCAAATACCTGATCTTGTGGTTCATATTGCTGCGTCTGCTTCATCATCCTATGTGGAGTATGCACGTTCATTAGAGTCCTACTCATTACCATATACCTCAATGCATCATACGCATGGTCTTCAGCCTTCGTATCCACATCTTCAGGATTGGTTTTAGATATGGGTAGTGTAGGTAGAGTCCTGATTGTATTGTTGCACGTAGAAAAAAAGCGAACCCTAGGATTACCTCTGTCATCGCAAGCCAATCTCCTGTGCACTTCTATCTTTCCGGCTATTCTGTGTCTGTCTGCAGGTATCCACCTAGCTCCTCTCTTTATCATAGTTTCTGCTATTGAAGGCCCTAAACCTGTTTTATTCCAACAGGATGAGTCTAATGTAGTTAATTGCATAGGGGGATCGTCTCTTTCCATCTCTACAATCATATCTCCTAATCTTTCTCCTGTGTAGCCCTTTACATACAGTTCTCTATAGATCCAGATGTTATTATCCCAATCTATTGCACCCCAGAGGATACAAGATGGTGAAGCATACCCATAATCGCCTGATCTTATCCTTGACCAGCCTATAGGAACCTCAAAAGGCTCTACAACATGTGTTGCACGGCTAAATTCAGTGAAGGCAGAGCCGTCTGCTACGTCCCAATCACCTTCTAGTAATCTTTTTCTCTCTATTTCTGGTAGAGACATCAACATCGCTTCATATTGACCGTCTTCGAACAAGTAAGGGTTGTCTGTTAGCCTTGCAGGTACAAATTTACGTAAGAATAAGGGTCTCCTGCTTTATTATGGTTAACAGGGTACTTCAAAGTCTTACCAGTATCAAAATCCTTAGCCCAAAACGGGTCATCTGGTGGATTAGGGTCTAAATACATCTTCTTGACCCACCATCCACCTACTCCTCCCGGGTTTGCAGTACATCTCATGTACATTCCTAGTTGTGGATCAGTAGTTCTAAGTCTAGAACGTAGGTAATTCCACACGTATGGTGTAGGGTAGTTAGTTATTTCGTCTATTCCTATCCAATTGAACGCTTGTCCTTGGTATCTAGTAACATCCCTATCGTCATCTACGTAAGAAAACCATATCCTAGCCCCTGAAGGGAACTCCCAAGTAGACTTAGCCTCCTTGAATACAGCTCCGGGGAATGCTTTTGGATAGAGTTGCTTACTTTTGTCTATCAATTCTGTTAATTCGGCTAGTGTTCTTCTTAACAACAAGCCTCTGTGGTTAGAGTTCGATGCGTCTCTGAGTACATCCGCTAATAATGCATATGATTTACCACCTCCTGCAGCTCCTCCATAAAGAACGTCTCTTTCGGGTGACTCTAAGAATGTAGTCTGTGGGCCTTCGTTGGCCTTGAACACTACATCATGGTGCTGTAAATGCTCCCTTACAGCTCGAGGCACCCTTTTTAAGTCTTCGCTAGTAACGACAGACTTAGATCGTCCCTTTAGAGCATTGTCCACTTTGACAGCAGATTCTTTTGCTAAGGTAACAGATCTTCTAGCTCTCTTCGCTTGTTCCGTTAGCTTCTCTGCTTTTCTTTTCTTCTCTGAAAGCTGTCTTTGAGTTGCAAGTCTAGCTTTCATTTTTCTCGACCAAGTGTAGCTCGTCTTAGCTTCTCCTTCTTTCTTAGGAGGCCTACCTCTTTTTGGTTTGTTCAGTTCTTCAGTCATTCTTATCTAAATGTACCCCTAGTTTCATTCTCTTAGTCAGACCCGGGTTTGATATTTTCTACCCGATGCTGTTGACAGCCATCTAGCTGCCTTTGCTGCTCCACAGTTTCTTACATAATCAAAAGCTGTGTTTAGTAATTCCAGTTCCTTCTCTATCGGGATGTATTCTTTTCCATCCTCTGATAGTTCGTATCCAAATGGTATGGTTGATGTTGTTCTTTTCAATTACTTCTTCTTTTTCATATGAGCCTTTCCTCCGCTCATCATTTTCTTCTTCATCATCATACCGCCACCCATCATCTTCTTTTTCTTAGCCATACCACCGTATGCTTTTTTATTCTTCATCATTTTAAAATCTTCACCGTCTATCTTACCGTTTTTATTCTTATCTAGCTTTGATTGGCCTCCTATTAATTTACCACCCGCTTTCATCTTTTTCTTAGCCATACCACCGTATGCTTTTTTCTTCATAAGTGGATCTGAACCATCCTTGTTCATCATTCTACTTTTTACTGGCGATTTATTTGTTTTAGGCCTGTCGCTCATTGCTTTCATTCTTCCAATAGGTTTACTTTCTTGTCGTTCTTTTGATATACCAAGAGCCCTTGCAATTAACGCAATATCTCTTTCAGAAATAGTTCTACCTTTTGCTCTTCCCATAATAGCTTTATCCTTGTCAGAAATAGTTCTACCAGAACCGGCTTTCTTCTTAGGCTTATACCTTTCGGCATTGTTTCTTTTATCTTTTGGTATTTTTAGTGTTGACATGTTACTTCCTTTATTAGTTACTTACAGTACAGGTTAATT